AGGAAACTAACGCAATGAATAACGCAATAGAAGTAATCAAAACACAAACCATAGTAACAATCAATGGCGAAAAATTCGAAGCAGAAATAATGACAGGTCATTCTGAACATGATGAATGGTTCGCAGAGGAGGATAATCATGGCAAAAACAAGTAATAGAGCGATAAGTAAATTAAAAGCAATACTTAGTTCAGTAGTCGAAGCTGAAGCTGGAGGCATGTTGTCACAAGATGCATCGTGGAATAAAGGATATGTGTCAGGTATCAGACACTGTATATACATGCTAGAAACAAATGGAGGAAGGAGAAAAAATGTGCAAAGAAAATAAGCAAATATACTTTTGTGTGTATTGCAATGACCACTATACAACAAAACGTAGACATTGGAAGAAAAATATATATGATGAAACTATTTTAAATAGTTCGCAAGTTGATTCCAAAGATAATGTTATACAAAGACAATGTAAAACATGCTATCAAGTCTTCGGAACAACACATGGATTGTTAGTTTACGATGGTTAGTGGTGAGTCTCGGTATAAAATCTCCTATAATTAGGTTTCCGAGCAAAAATGGTATGGCTAGGGTTAGTCTGTTTACGTCATGGCAGACTGGAGACTCCGCTTGTCGCCCTAGTCATACCTATATAATTTAAAACAATAACGAAAAAAGGATAACGATAATGAATAAATCAAAACAAAAAGGCATCGCATTGAGCGTTGCAATACTAAACTCAATGATATATGATTTGATAATGCTATGGCATAAAGAAGTAGAACATCATACTGGTGTAGATATGAAACCACGATTTGATGAAAATTTAATTAAATATGTAAACAATGCTATGGAAGCAACAAAAAGCATGTTTGAAGTAATATCAATTCCAGATAATGGCTTTAGAAAATCTGTAGATTACACTGTCTGTAAGGAATTATTGTTAGAGTTCCAAAAAGCAATGGCTGAACTAAAACAGATAGATAAAAAAGATCTAAATGAAGATGGTTCGTTTAAAACAAAAAGACCAACAATAGATGATGCAATAAATGGAGACATAAATTGATGGAAAAAGTATATGAAAAAAGATTAGTGTCAGTTGATGAATATCAACAAATAAAAGAAAGACTAGTCTATAATGACACATGGGCAGTAAATCAATTAATTAAAGCACTTGCTGATGCAGAAATATTATACTTTGAAAAAAAAGGAGACCAAAATGGATAATGATAAAGAAATATCAATAGAAAATTTTACTGAATACATGTATGGTTTTAAGCATGATATAAAAGATAAATTATTATTAGAAACATTGGTTCTTATTGCAACTGAAATAAGAGGCATATCAACAAGGATGTTAATTTTGCATAAAACATTAAAAGATATAAATAAATCACTGGAGGAAATGAATGGATAAATATTACACTAGTTCATCTAAAGGCAAGATACTAATAGCTGACATGGACACAAAGCACTTGTATTTTGCACACAAAAAATTAGGCAATACAATATTTGTAACAACAACTGATGATGGTCGCAGAGTTACAAAACATGGAAGAGACACTCAAGAATACAAAGACTTGGCAGAAGAATTGTCTAAAAGACCAACACAAGATTACTTAACCCCTATATATAAATATAAATAAAAAGGAGAAAACCCCATGAATACAATACCAATAGATAAAATCATATCTGAAGGCAATGTACGCTTGAATGTAGTAAATAGTAAAAACCCTGCATATAAAGCTCTGAAGAATAATATTGCGGCAATAGGTGTACAAACACCAATTACTTATCGCAAAAGCGGAGATAACTATGTAGTAATTAATGGTCATATGCGTGTTCAAATAGCTAAAGAACTAAAACTAAAAGACATACCAGCATATGAATCAAACGGAAAGGTAGATGATACAACAAAACAATTATCTACAAATGTGTTTACTGTTGGAATGAGCTATGTTGATTTAGCTTATGCTATACAAGAATTGCAAGCAAAAGGCATTGTTAAAACTAAAAAGGACTTAGCTACACATTTTGGCAAAAGTGCTAAAATTATTAACATTGCAGTTGCATTGAGCAATCTTCATAGTTTTATACTAGAAGCATTTACTGAGCTAAATCCTATGCAAAGTAACAATCTAATAAATTGTCTTGAAACAATATCAAGAGTTACAATTGCAAGACAAGAGAGCGTTATGGTCGATTTGTTGAGGATAGAAGATGAAGGAGACTTCGTAAGAGAAAATGTTGTAAGAGAAATAGATGATTATGGATGGGGAAGTCAAAACTTTGAATCATTTTGTGAGGATATGGTCGAAGAACTCACATCTGATGAACGAAGATTACAATATCTAAAAGATACTGTTGGCATAGATAAGCTAAGAGCATACGAAGAAAGCTATGGTGTAACACATGAGTTTACAGGAACATTGTTTAAAGAGTATGAGTCAGAGCAGTTTACAACTGATCAAGATATACTAAACGAAATGTTCTTAAATGAAACAGAAATGGGTGCATTCTTAACAAAAAATAGTATAGAGATAAAAGATTGCCCTCGTTCTGAATACACAATTCATTTTGATTGGAATGATAAATTGTCAAAGATAAAAGCTAGAGTTAAGAAAGATACTGATTTCCCAATCTCAAAAGTGACAATAGATGGTTGGAATGGTAACTCTTGGCATCCTCAGTTCTATGTATCTATACCAAAAACAGCAGTAGAAGATTCACCAACTGTAAATGATACTGATGTTGAAGTTGCTGCAACAGATGCAAAAGACCCTTATCAATTATATTACAATAAGTTCAACAAATGGCTTGCTGGATTTATTGTTGATTATATTGATAGAAAAGTCTTTACAAGACAAAGAGATGAAAATGGAAACCTTATTGTACTACAATGGTTGATATACGAATTACAAGCTAGTATGATTCTTGATTTACCATATCGTTATGAAGGTGACCAAGCTCCAACTTATCATCCTTTGCATGATGAAAAGATAGATACTGATGAGCAAATGCTAGAACAAATGACTAGACTTTGGTTTGAACAAAAATCAAGTAATGCTGATTTCGCAACACTTGACGTATTGTTTGACAAGCTAGGCATTCAATCTTGCATTGATGTAGCAAAAGAAGTATTTTTGAATGATGCAACAGCTAGAGATGAATACTTTAAAGTCCTATCAAAATCAGACCTAGTAGAATTAACAGGTCTAGATAGTAAAACATCTAAAGATACATTAGTAGAAAACGCTACTAATATTGCTTGGTCAGATGTTCCATTCATAGATTTGGTAGGCACAAACAAGGGTAGTGGTTCAAACTCACTTAAAGCATATCTTTAATTGACCCCACATGGGAGGGGATTGCATACCTGATAACGTAATCCCCTTCCCCCTATCTATAATAATATTAGGATTTATAGTTATTTTAAAGTATATTTAATAGGAGGAGAAAACGCAATGAGTAACGATATAATTAACCGAGTAGAAATGATTCTACGAAAGCACCCAACAACTAGAGATAACGACAGTAGACTTACATTCATGTACTACACAAAGTATGTGCCAATGTTTTATTTACCACTTGATAATGGTAACAACTACGAAGCAATGGATGTCGTAAAATTCTTTAGATTACTATCTAATAAACAAATATCTTCTATGTCAAGTATTGGCAGAGCAAGACGTAAAGTACAAGAAACATTTCCTGAACTTCGTGGCAAAGAATACAATAAAAGACAGGCTAATCAAAAGAATGTAGTAGAAAATGTAAAACTTTATGAAGTACAAACAAGAAACCGCATACAAGAGGAGACATACAATGATAAATTTAAATAAACCAGATATAATAAAAGCATATGATCTATATCTAAAATCAAATGATGTTACAAAACAGATGACAAGAGCATCTCAAAGTGGCAATAGAATGTCAGCATCTAGTGCTGGTTCATGTGCTAAAAAACAATGGTACGATAAAAATCATCCTAATTTAAGAGAACCATTTAAGACAGAAACATTACGAATATTTCAAGTAGGTAATTTAATTGGCGATGACCTTGATGCTGCAATGAACATGAATCTTTTAGATTTTCCAAATAAATATGCAGAAGAATACATTACAAATGACGATTACAATTTAGGTGGTAGTTTTGATTTACTAATTGTCAAAGACAACAAAGGTTATTTGTACGATTACAAAACTGCTAATACATGGGCATGGACAAAACAATTTGGTAAGAAAAGAGCCATTGATTCTACAAGTGGCGACCAATATAGATTTCAATTAGGCACATATGCATGGTTATTATCTCAAGATAAATACAAAGAAAAGTATGAATACGAAGAGATAGTATATATGGCTTTGATTGGATATAATAAAAACGATAGTAAAATAAACGAAGTAGAAGTACCAATGAACTTTGTTGATTTTGCTAAAAGATACTGGGATGAAGCAAAAATAGTTGTTGATAGCACACAAGAACCAGAGCAATCTAAGACTGTACCTTTTATGTCTTGGGAATGTAAAAGTTATTGTAGTTATAGCAAAATTTGTAACAACCCTGTAAACCCTAACTACGAAGGAGCGAGTTAATGAAACGTAAAAACCCAAACCGAAAAGCAAAAGCAATACAAGATGTTGCACCTCAAATACCAACTGATATAGCTGAAATGCAAAGTCGTGAGCATATAATGCGTACTCTTGCAACTGCTAGGTCAGAAGTACCTACACCTAAAACACAAATTAAAAAGAAAGGTGATGGTACAGATTATGTTGAAGAAGCATGGATGAGACATATGCTTGACAAACATTTTCCAAATTGGTCATGGGTGCATGCAGGTGATAATCCTGTACAATTTTTAGGTGGCGAATGGGTAACAGTATCTGGTACACTAACAATAAATGACAATGGTGTACAAAGATATTTCTTTAGTCCAGGTTCTGCAAGAGTGCAGTTTAAAAAAGGACAACCACATACACCTGAAAATGTTGTGAATATTGACTATAACGTTGCGAGTGCAAACTCAAATGCATTAAAAAGAGCAATCAATAGATTGTGTCATATTGCAGATGATGTTTATCGCAAACAAATACTTGATCTTGGTGAAGAAGAACATGCTCTTTTCAGAGAGTTGTTTGACGAACTAAGAGAAAGCAACAAAGACAAGGTTGATGAGCTAAATAAATTGCAAAACAATCTTAACACAAAGATAAAAGCTGGTAGTATTAATGTAACTAATTACGAACTAGCATTTAACGAAATAAAAAACCGATATGAAAAGGAGAGTAAATAATGGCTTTATTAGACATGGAAACAACTACGTTTGTACCTTCAGATAGACCACAACAATCAAGAGAAATAGTTGCAGAAGGTAAGTACAAAGCAATTATTGTGGCTGTAGAAAGGAAGCAACAAGATAAAGTAATACCAAGTCGTACAGAAGATGGTGTTAATCATGTTGCTGATATGCTACAAGTCGAGTATAAAATTAGTGATGAAAATGCTAATCATGCTGGTAGACATATATGGTCTAGTCCTATATGGATATGGAAAGACACACCACATATTAAAGCTCTTGGCTTAGACACCCTTCTACATGTACCAAACACAAATAACAACTTTAGATATCATAAGTTTCTTGAAGTTGCTGGATATGATATAGAAGAAAAAGTAGTTGAAGTTGAAGATAGTAATGGTAAAACAGTAAAGCGTAAAGCTTATACATTACCTGTCGAACTTGACCTTGACCAAGCTTCTGGTACACAATGTGTAATTAGCGTTGTGCATGAGAAGTGGACAAATAAAGAAGGTGAAGAAATGACAACTGCTAAAGAAAGAGGATTGTTTGAATTAGAAGGTGCTAGTAAAGTAGAAATAGCATCTAAAGATGATGACGATGACCTACCATTCTAATCTATAGGTATTAATTTACCTATTAACGATAGGGGGGATGAGGCAAGTGGTCTGCTTGTATTCCCCCTATTTTAATTTAAAAGAGGATAAAATATGTCTGATGATAAAAACTTGCAAGACATGATAGCAGAAGGCTATCGTCTAAATCAAAACTATGCAGAGTTTGATAGATTCATTAAAGAAGAATTTGGCGGCAGTTTAGAAGACATGACTGAATGGGTATTTAGTGTGGAAGCAAGAGATAGTTTTGAAAGTAAATGGTTACATGATGCATTTGTTACAGATTTTAATAGATGGATGAGAAATAGAGGAATATTAAACGAATGAGATGCCCAGCATGTGGATACACAACACAAAAACAACAACAAGCAGTAGAAGTAAAAATGATTTACAAAGATATGCCTGAACCTATTAAACAAAAGTTGTTGACTATTGGTAAAAAACTTAGACCTTTTATTGATGCACAAACAATGGCTAGACAATGGAATCAATTCATATATGCTATTGATATTGTGCCTTATGAAATAGTTCTAAGAACAATAAACCAATACTTGTTATCCGAATATCATAAAGAAGGAAAAGGTTTTGCCTATTTAAAAGCAATGGTTCATTTGAATGTAAAAAATCATGAAAAACATAAAGCATTTGAACTTGCTAAACATGGCTCAAACCCGCCACTAATAACAAATGAGGAGGAAGAGTGAAATTAATTAAACTAAGATGTAAATGCGGTATGTTCCGTATTGACCAAGAAGATAAAAAATTGCTTCATGTGTGTGCATGGTGTGCAACAGAAGCTAATATACCCGTAATAAAAAAAGAAGGAGAAGAATAATGGGAAAAATGAAAGAGTATGCACTAGAACTAGAAGAACAAAGTAACGATGCAGAAGCTGATTACTTTGAACACGCTATGAATAATCCGTGGCTAGACCTAGACATTAAAGAACAAAAGATACAAAGGTATCTTGAAGAAAAAGCAAACAAAAAAGAAGGAGAAACAAAATGATCAAACCAAAACAAGACTACCCATTTGACTGGGATGTAAAAACAGGTCCAATATATGATGCTGGAAACGAACTAATAAAAGGTTTCCATGAAATATATAGAGATGATACAAAAGAAACTCTTCATGTAGCATCTGAAAGATATTATCCAATATCTAACAGAGACTTTATGAATACAGTTGATGTGCTTGAACAAGAATATGGTTGTAAAGTAACAGGTGCTGGTTCATTTAAAAATGGTGCAGAAGTGTATGTTCAAATGGAAAACAATGACTTTGTTAATGATATAATTCCTGGCGATAAAAATGGCGAAGTCAAAGGTTATGTTACACTTGCAAATAGTCATAACGGAGGACTTGCATTTAAGTTCTTTGCTGGTATGATTCGCATATGGTGTTCTAATACATGGACTGCTGCTATTAAAAATGATAACATGAGACCTATGCTATCTGTAAAACATACTGCAACAGGTACAGAAAGAGTAAGGCAGTTTGCTGATAACATAGCTGAGATAGCTAGAATACAAGAAGCTAGTACTTATGCTATCAAAACAAAGGCTCTTGTACAAACATACAATAATCATGTTGAGTTTGGTATTGACTTATGGAGACTAGAAGAAAAGCCAAGACCATTTATGTATGTTATGGATGATGGTACAAAAGTAAAAAGATGGACAGAACCTCAACATAGTACTAGAGGTATTAACTTGATAGATAAGCTTGGTGATTGCTATGAGAAATACAACGAAATCGAACATGGTAATTGGCGTATGTTCAATGCTGTAACAGATTTAGTAGATCATGGCAGTTCAGAAGTGAGAAAGAATAATGGATATACGATGTTTGGTAGTGGCAACACTTTGAAACTTCGTGCATTTAATCTATTATTTAATTAAGTTGTAACCCTTTTTAAAAGAAATAGGCAATCTTTTACATCATTATTGTCTCGATTGACAAAGTTTTTTTAAAAAAGTAATCATGAGAGGCTGATAAATGTGTCCTTTAGTATGTGGTATACAGGACTCCTATTATGTTAATGAATGGTTGGCGTCATTTCGTAAGAGATTGCCTATAAAAGGAATTAATATGAGTAACAAAGAATCAAATGCAAACATCCGTTTTAATCGTAGTGAAATACAATGGTTAATACTTGCCCTACAATTCGCAGAAAAATGTTCTGAACTATGTAGTCAGACAGATATGTCTAACGCATTTCAAAAATTGCGTGTAGATTTGGTCAAGATAAAGGATGCATTAATTGAAAAAGAAAATACAGTCGTTAGTTAATTTAAATATTAACGATAAATTTGAAGTCGTTGGTTTAGATACAATTGGTAAGGTACTAAACACAAGCGATTTCGGTTGTCTAGTCATGCTAGAAAATGCAAAAGGCTACGACAAAGAAGGCAATCCGACAGTAAAAAAAGAGCGTACTGTCATAGCAGCAGAAACAAAAGTAAGGAGATTAAATGAGTGAATTAAAACTAATGCCCCAATCACTAGAAGCAGAAGAGGCAGTAATAGGAATTATATTCAACGACAAAAACACAATAGAAGAAGCAAAAAAATATATCACAACCTTTGATATGTTTTACAACGAATCAAACAAAAGGTTATATCACAAATGTATGGAGCTTTATAGAAAAGAAAGCGACATCAATCCAATCACAATACTAGCATCACTAACAGAACAAGACAAAAAGAAATATCCCAATATTAATGCATATTCTTTAACTGGTCTTATGGAACTAGGCATGGCTCATCAAATGAAAGACTATGCTAAAATAGTTGCAGAAAAGTATTACAAACGTAAACTTATTAGACAAACAGAAAAGATACAAAAAGGTGCATTTAGTGATAATAAAGAATTTAATGAGCTAGTAGATGATATACATAAAATAAGTAGCAAGTTTCAATCTATTACTACAGGTAGAGATTTTGATCTTGAACAATTAGTTGCAGATACAGAAACAAGTATATATGAGTCTGTAAATCTAATTAAGTATGGTTACAATAGTCTTAACAAACTTGCAGGTGGTATGACTCGTGGAGAAGTAACAGTTATAGGTGGTAGACCTGGGCATGGCAAAACAACTCTTGTTGTAAACCTATGTTACAATCTTCTCAAGCAAGGTTTAAAAGTAATGATGATTAATAGAGAAATGAGTAATAAAGAAATGATGAAAAAGTTACTCGTGTTATCTCATAAAGAACTATACTATAGTAAGATTCGTGGTGGTGGTAGAAATATGGATGAAAAAACTATTGAAAATCTATCAGAATCAATGAATAATATTAAGCAATACAAAGATAAATTATTTATGTTTGACACATTGTTTACACTACAGGATAGTAATGCAGTTATTAATAAGTATAAACCAGATATTGTTATTGACGACTACATACAGCTTATTAGAGTACAAAGTAAAAATGATGGCAGACGTTTTGAGATAGAAGAAATCATGCGTAGTTACAAAGAAACTGCTAAGAGATATAATTGTATACCTATACTTGTAAGTCAGTTAAATCGTAATATAGAAGCTCGTATTGATAAAGTACCTAAGATGTCAGACTTGTCAGAAGGTGGTAGTATAGAACAGGTTGCAGAAAACATTTTATTTGTGTATTATGAATACAAGGATAAGTACAAAGAATCAGAACTTGGTCCAGACCAAAATCAAATTGTGGCAGCAAAAGTTCGTTATGGCACAGGAGGAATGATAACTATGGGATTCAATGGTAATAAATGTTTATTTCATGAAAACATTATTGTAAGACATGATAAAACAGAAATTATAGTTCCCGAAGCTTATCCGATTGAAGAAACTGCAAAAGGCGTTTTATCAATATTAAATGATAATGATTAAATATAAACAAAACTTAGCACTTAAAAGACATGGTTGGAAAGCCGATGCAAGAAGAGCAGATAGAAATATTTCATACTGCAATTCTTGTAATCAATGCTGGGAAAGTATAGAAACAAAAGAATATCTTAGAGGAACTCATAAGATAATTTATTTAGTAGACTTTCCTACTTATGGCAAAAAGAAGGCAACATGTCCTAAATGTAAATAATGATAGAGGGAAGTCAGCCCTCCTCCTTCTTGGGTCGGATGTAGTGAGTCCGATTTTTTTGACTTCCCTCTCGCTCAGGAGGTAATATGATAATAGCAGAAGCAATAACACACTTACTAATAATATCTTTTTCTGTGTTTTGTTTAGGAGTAGGTAGTGTTTTATTTATTATATCTATAAATGTATATTCAGATTGGAAAGAAAATGGCAAACAAAAGTAAAGCTAAAGGCAATAGATTTGAATATCTATTAAGAGATATGACAAAAGATATGGGTCTTAATTGCGTAAGAGCTTGGGGTAGTAATGGTCAGTCACTTGGTTGGCATGAAGAAGTTGATTTATTAATTGACGGAGTTATTAAAGTACAAGCTAAATGTCGTAAGAAGATTGCACAATGGATGATGCCATCTGATGAAGTAGATATACAAGTTATAAAAGAAGATAGAGGCATACCATATGTTGTAGAACCATATGATAAATGGTTAGAAAGAGTAATAAAATTAAAAGAAAAGGAGAAAAACAATGGCAATGTCAATGGATCAAGTCGCAAAAGAACTACAAAAAAACGGACAGTATGAAGAAATATTAGCTGTTTGTTTACATTGGCTTAAACAACTAGGACATTTAAAACCAATGAGCATAACTGAAAAAGATGATTTAGTTAATCAGATTCAGGAAGTATTACCCGCTCATGTTGTTGATGCAGTCAATAAAAATGTAAGTCTTACTGACGAAGAACAGTAAAAAAAAAGTGGGTCAGCAATTAAGCCAACCCACTAAACCCCACGAAAACGCCCTAACGCTCTCATATATATTTTATACAATAAACAATATCATATACAAGTAATTATTTTATTTTCTTTGGCATAGATGTTGGAGGTACTATTGGACCTGGTAAAATATCAATACCAAAAGCATCATAATATTTTTTAGTAAATTGTGCTGATTTATATATGTTTTCTGTATTAACAAATCCTGGCAATGACCTTATATTAAGAGGAGATATATTAAAAGCTTGTTTACCCCAATCTAACTGAGTGTGATACTTTCTATTCCTCATACCATTGCTATCAAAAAATATGTCAAGTAGTGAGTAAGCAACAAACATCGCACCTAGTCCAGCCGCACTACCGAACAACTTAACCCAATCATGAGTTTCTACTTCTTCTTCATCTGATAATGCTTTATATAACATATAAGTACTCATAAAAGTAGCACGAAGAAGTGGGGAAGTGAGTGCAGGTCCCACCTTATTTACATTCGATTTAAACATAAAGTTTTTTAAAGTTTTCACACCTTGTGCAGTCGCACCTAATTTTGCCCAATCCATATCTATATTAAATAAAATTAAATCATAAAGTGCAGAAGTAAATCCATGCATAAGTAGCATTTGAGCACCTTTTGCTTTATTAGGATTTGCTATTCTCATTGCTTTATTTCTTTCTCTTATATTTGTTAGACTATGTATACCTTTAACAGTAAGATATCCTAACGCTCCTCCTACAGTTGCCATAGTACCTACTGCTGCTGCAGGGGCACCAGCTATTGCAGTTGCACCATATAAAGCACCTATTGCAGGTCCTGCCACTTTAGCACCACTTCCCATAGCTTGAGTTAATAATGCTTTTAAAAATCCATATCCAGCTTTTATGTTTTGTGTTCCACTAAAATCTTTAGGTGTATATCCATAGTTAGCAAGATACATTCTTTTATAAGCATGATAACCATAAGACATTCTTTGAGTAGACCATACTCTAATATGATGAAACCATTGCATAATATCATTACCAAACATATCTCCAACACCTTCAGCACCTAATGTAAAATCAAGTTGATTTACCATTTCTTGACCCCATTTAATAGCTATAGGGTCAGTCTTATCTGTAGCTGCTCCCGATGCAATAGCATGATTTACGCCTATCATAAAAGAAGTTCCCCTTACTAATTTTTCTGTAAGACTCATAGACACATATTGTCTAAGGTTTAATAGAAACTTACCAATACTTCTACTAGGACTTTCTCCTGGTACTGATCTTAACTTTCCTGTAATAACCCAGTTAGCCATTGACCTAGTTACTTGTGTCCATTTACTATTATTTTTTTCTATTATTTTTAATAAACCTTTAGCTAGATTTTTTTCAGCTTGAGTTACATCTGGGTCTTTTGAATTAATAGCTTTTTCATATTTCTTTTTTAATTTATTAAAACTTTTTTGTTCTTCAGGATTTCCATATTGTATAACATGAGTTTCAACAACATCTTCAAAACTTAATATTCCACTCTGAACAATTAAGGCTTGGTTTTCTTCTAGTTGCATATCAATAAATCCAGTCAGTGTAGAATCATAACCTACTTCCATAAATTTATTTACCATTGCTGCCATGTTAAGTGGACCAGTCAACCATCCTCCAAGACTACTAAACGTATGTAAACTTTTCATTCCTAAAACAAACTTACGCATAGACCTATCATTAACTTTACCTCCTGTTAATCTAGATAAGTCTTTCATACTAAATCTCATACCTAAAAAACTTCCTTCAGCATTAATACTTCCAAAAGCTTTTCTGTATTGATTTACTAAATAGTTTCTATATCCAGCATCATCAACGTCTGCATAAGCTTCTAACATCTTCATTAGAGTCTCACCCCTAACAATGTTTCTTTTTGTTCTAGCTATCATGTCAAAGACAACACTAGAATCTTTTCTTACATACTTATAAGGTATGTATCCACTTACAGATTTAAAATGTTTTTCATAAGGTCTTATAGCATCAGGTATATCATCATCTTTATATGCACTACCATCTTGTTCAGTATATCTTGATAATGCTTGTTGTAAATTAGATTTAGCTTTTAACAAACTACTTAATCTTTCTATTCTTGTATTTCGTAATTTAGCTTCTTGAGCAGTAGGACTATCAGTTGGAAGTACAGCTATTTTTAACAAACTTATTTCGTTATCTATATTTTCTAATGCACCAGTAATTGCTTCACCTAAATTGTGATTATAATACATTCTAGGGTAATACCTTTTTACAAAATTACCTTTAATAATAGTCCCATCTTCTAATGCATATCTTTCTGATACATTCTGAACTTTATTTTTTAATCTATTTTGATTTCTTTCATATATTGCATCTTCTATTAATTTTTGTTGGTCTTTAAAAGTTTCAAGTTCGTTTTGTATCTCACCAAATAAAGTTTCAGGAAAATCTATTTTATCTTTTTTAAATCTTTTTACAATAGAATCATATTGTTGTTGTAAATTATTTAAAGAGTTTTGATTGTCAAGTCCAACTTCTTCAAGTATAGTATCTATATGTTGCAAACTAGAATCAAATGCAGTTGCAATTAACATAGTAGATGTTCCAGTTTTTATTTTATTCATACCAAAGTCAACTTGAGGTAAAGTAACAGTTTCTGTTTCTCCAAACTTAGTATTTTTTTCATATGTTATTTGATAAGGTACAACATAATCTGTCATACTAAATTCAGGATTTTCTTCTCTTAATTTTTCTAATACTTTTTTATCAAACTTTTTACCTTTCCATTGAAACTTAGTGTCTCCTGAACTTTCATAAACTCCTACAGGAACTTCATTAACAAAACTATACACCTTACCAAAACCTTCTTCATCAGTTCTTATGAATGCTTTACCTAACATAATGTCTGTAACAAGTTGGTGCAGATGTATGTCTTCATTAATCATTCCTTGCCCTTTAAGAAAGGCTTGCATGGTTGTCATTAGATTATCGTATATATCTTTTAAACCAGCTTTATTTCTTCTTATACCATCTACTTGAGGTATGTCTGTATCTGGGTGAGTAAGTTGAGCTTCAAGATGTGAAGGAACATCTATAGGTCCATTATATGTAGACATAGCTCTATTTAAATACATAGGGAATTTGTATATCTGTTCTTTAAACTCCATAACTTTTTTACTAACTGCACTTCGTAGTACAGATTTAGGTAAAGCAAATTCAAAAGCAATATTACCTTTCATTAATCCTCTTGCATTACCATCTTTATCTACATCAAAAGCTGGTGCTAAATAATTATATATAATACGAAGTTCTTCCATTGGTAACTGATATAAGTTTGGAAGTTTTGTAAAAGGATCAATATCGACAGGTCTACCTAATGCTCTTAGCTCATCAAAATTCATTTTAGCAGTTACATCAAAAATAATATCTTCAGCTAATGCTTTAAAATCAGGATTTAACCTGATGTTTGACATTATTTTTGTTACTATTAAAGCTTGTTCTTTCTTTTGTTTTTCTTCAGTAGCAAAAGCTCTATCCAAATATTTTTTTACTTTAGCCTCATTAAGAGTTCCTTGCCTTCCTAAGTCTGCAATATTCATAGTAGCATTTACAGCCCTATTTACAAAGTTACCTATTGCTTTATCTACTTTTTGTAATTTTGCACTAAAGCTTACATCTGCAAATGATTTATCAAGCTCATCATAATGTAGATTTACAGCTTTTACATCATCGTCATCTAAAACTTCTTTTTCTTCTATTACTTTGCATTTATTATCTGCCACAACCTAATTCCTTTTTCATTTGATTATGAGACATAACTTTATTATTTCTAACACTAGTTAAATATTTTGAATCTTTATACTGGTTAGATAATATATCGTTATAATTTTTAAAATATTCTCTAATAATATCTGGGTCTAATGTAGTTTCTCCAAATTCTTTTACTGGAGGCATTGTTCTTAAATCTTTTCTTATTGAACCAATCTCTCCTCTTATAACTCCATTAAGATAAAAGAATGTTGCTGCTTTTTTATTAGCTTCGTCAAGTACTGCAAACTTTTTTGACCATGTATTATAAAAAGTTATAAAATCTTTAGAGTAATCCCAAGTTTTACTAGTCATTTTATCTAAGAAACTAATTGATTCAGTTTCACCATTTTTCTTTTTACTTTCAAATAACTTTGCTAAAGAATCTCCTAATTGTTGTGCATAAACTTGAGCTGATTTTAAATTAGAATCTTTGCTAGTATCAGCTAAGTCTGCTAATTCATCTTTAAATGTTTGAAATGTTTGTCTAGTAGCTAGTCTATGAACTTCTGTTGACAAATCATAATGAGTATTAAAAAACCTTTGTCTACCACCTGGAAATCTATCTATAATAGTTGCAAGACTTACAGATATTTTTTCTTGCAAACTTGTAGGTTGGTCAGAATTTTCTGCAAACTTAGCATCAATTAACAATGCATCAAATCCTTGTAATAATTCTTTTGCTTTTTGGTCTGAATCTCTATCTTGTTCTCCAAACATTTCTAATAAGAATCCTTTTCTGTCTTCAACAAAAGCACTATACATCATAGATTGGTTAAACAATGTATCAAAATCAACAGCCATACCACCACTTTGTCTTTGATTATCAACGACACTATTTATACCTAACACCATTTTTAAAAATCCTTGATTTAATACTTCTGTTATTTCATCTGGTAAAGGAGCATCAGGATTAGTTGGATCATAAAATAAATAATCTCTTATTTTTGTAACACTATATTTCCAATCTTTAAGTAATAAAACTTTTGGATGGTCTACAGATGCTTGTAAGTATAATCTTAATAAATCTTCAAGTTTACCTTCAAAAGGTTTTCCATTTTCATCTATTACAAAATCATCTTTAACAATCATATCTAAAGGAGTTGCTTTTACTCTTATAAGTTTACCACCGAAAGTAAAATCTAAATATCCATCTCTTCCAAACATACTATTTAATGCACCTGCAAATCTTGTTGTGTTTACAATCTCACCAATAGCAGTTTCTCCATATGTCATAACATCAATCATTTCTAATGTTCCACTAATATTGTCAAGTGTTCTTGCTTCATTTGAACTTCTATATTTACTTAATGCTAATCCTTTAGTAGGCTGTAGTTGTTTTTTAAGCTGACCATAAAACTCATCGTCTAGCCATACTAAATGTGCAGTATCATGGTCATGGTCTCCTTCAAATCTTTCTTTTACTTCTCTTGGACTTATAATAAATGAATCACCTATAGTAGGGTCTATTTCTTTTATTCTATATAATCCATATCCAACACTACTAGCAACTGGATGTCTAACAATCATAGTATAAAATTTATTTTTCTTTAACCAATTATTAACAAAATTTAATCTTTCTTCACCAGTTCTTAAATTAGATGGATTACCAGCTCTTGAAAGAACTTCTTTTATTAACCCAGGGTTTGCACCTATAATAGTTTCTTTATCGTTTACTCTTCCTTTATAATCTGCTCTAAAATCTAAGTGACTACCATTCATTTTAAAATCAGCTAAAGGTTTTAATACTTTGTTTTTTAATATTTCTTTTAAGAATTGATTAATACTTGGATGTCTACCTACACCTAAGTTTCCTAGTTCTTCAATATTTTGAGGCACAACATCATAAAATCTAAGAGCAGCTTCTTTTAATAGTTTATTAATAGCCTCACCCTCATTTGCATATTTTAATATTCTATTTATAATATTTTTAGGACTCATTGCATTTTGATCTATATTATCAAACTTGTCCATAATTGCCTGTTGAAATAATTTGTCTTTTATATAGTAACTAAGCTGACTACTAAACATACTAGAGTTCTTTTGTTTAGGAGGACTAAATTGAATCATACCTATTGCAGTTCCTGGTAGTTCATGTACTGTATTCATATCAGTATAATCACCTTCATGTATTTTTGCTTCATCATTAGTCATTAAGTGGTCAAGTCTAACTGATTCGCTATTATACAATTCAACATGTCCATTAGTATCTCTTATAGCAGTAGCAATAACTTTACCTTTTTGGTCAACAAATTCTGCATATTCATCGGGTCCTAAGTCTAATGTCATTTCTTGATGCTTTGCTGCATGAACATTGTCTCCATTAGCAACATACTGCACAGTCTTAGCTCTTTTTGCATCAGGGTCTGTACCAAAATGTTCAGGATATTCTATTGCAAAAACAGACTCTGATGTAAGAGTTTGACCATCGCCAATATATTGCATTTCTCCATCAATCATTTGTTGTAAAGGTACTGTAATCGCTTTATTGTTTGCAGTTTCACCTCCGTTAGGTACATATCTTATACTTGTTGTAGCACTATCTATGTACATTACTTTTCTACTAGGTAAAGATGGAGAAGTTGTAACAGGAGTAAAAGGTATTTTAATCCTTTTCATTATTACTTCTGGCTTCATAAATACATACTGCGAACCAAACAATTCTTTTAATGCTAAATGTCTTTGTATAGCATGTTGCTGATACAACTTAAAATCACCTTTAAATACATGAAGAAATAATTCTTGTTCTTTCATGTTAAAATATTGAGGGCTTAACATGTTACTAAACATTCTATTTATTTTATTCCATTTAGGACTATCTTTACTTTCATCATCTGGTTTAAGTTTTAAGAATGGTTTTAGTTCTTCTCTTAAAAATGCTTTTATATTTTTTTGTGCATTTCTTGTTTCATCTGTAATACTTGCAAGAATTAACTTACCATCTTCTCCCCTACTAGATATAGGAACTAAACCATTTTTAACAAATCCATCTCTATATAAGTTCCAAATTACATTTCCACTTATAAAACCATATATTCCTTTAACGCCCCATTTTTGTCTACCTGTTTCTGTTTTACCAAGTTTAATAGGTCTGTATATATCTTTAGCTTTCATCATGCTAAAAAAGTTTTTAGTTATAAATCTAGTATAAAATCTTTTTAATCCAACTTCTGGTCTAGTATTACCATCAAATCCTTTTGGACCAGTTGCTCTAAACTTTCCTATCTTTGGTTTTAATTTACCATCTTTATCAAAAGTATCTTTTGTTTCAGATGCGGCTGCATATATAATACCTTCCCACTCTACAATATCGCCATTTACACTTTTGTTTGAAGTACCACTATTTAAATTATGTACTGCATTAAAATATCTTCTAAATAATCTTCTTGGTGTTCCATCTCCACTTTTAATTTGTTCAGCTAAAGTAAATCCTTCAGGAGTAACTAAGTCAAAATCAGGGTCACTAAGAGCAATTAAAGAATTTTCAAAAGCATTCTCAGGGTCATCATTAATTAATTGTATAACAGTATCATTTATTTTTTGTGCTTTTTCAGGAGTAATGTTATAATTATATCTTACCCAAAATGTTCTAGCTATCTTTGTATAATCTTTTACACTTTGATCTGTGTTTTCAATATCACCAGCAATATCTCCAATATTTTCTCTTACATATTCAAATGCATCTATAACAATAGTTTTAAACTCATCTTCCATTGCACTTTCACCTGTAAGAAAATCACCAATGCCTCTTGATATTTTATCCATAGTTCTTCTGTAAGTCTGTTTAAACTTAGAACTATTTAATTTTGTTTCGCTCCAAAGTCTCCAGTTATCAGCAAAAGGAGTTTTTTCCCAATATGGATTAGTCATTTCTACAAACTCTAAAAATTGAGATTCAGTAAGACCATACTTATCTTTTGCTTGTTTCCAAAGTCTATGCATGTTTTTATCAAATCTTTTTTTCTGACCACCAGTAAGTCTTATTTCATTTGAACTAGCAGTAGAAAACAATTCAGTATCTTCATCACTATCTATATCAGTATCATCTAAATCTTCAAATAAATCATTTATACCTCTTCCAGTAAATTCAATAACAGCTTCTTTTGCTTCTTCTTCTGTAAATCCTCCTTCATCTTCTTGCTGAGTTTCTTCTGTAGTTTCTTTAGTTTCTCTAATAATATTGTTTATATTTATTTTTACAGTTTCACTAGCATCCATATCTTCAGGGTCTACATAGTTTTCTGCGTCAGCTGATTGAACTAAACTTTCTATGTAGCCATCATCATCAGTTTCTATATCCTCTTTGACCTCACTCATTCCACCTGTTGTTTTATCAGTTTTAGGATCAAAAGATGCTTTTGGAGTAGAATCATTCTTTTTTATAAATTTTACAGTTATTTTGTTTTTAAACATATCTGAGTCGTCAGGCGAAACAAAAGCGTCATCGCTATTATAAACATCAGAAAATATTTCTTCTATTTTATTTTTAAATTTATTTAGTTGTTTTATATGAAAATCTAAATCTGATTTAATTTGAACAATTAATTCTATTTTAGCCGCCCCCATAGACCCTTTGTCAACTTCAGTTGTACTAACAACTTTACTTCCTTGTAATATAGAAAATAAAGCTGGTTTTGGTTTTTTTAATGCACCTAAATATTTAGACATCCATTGTCTTGGAATATTATATTCATTTGAAAGTTCTCTTAAAGATTTTTCAGGTGATGTTTCTTGTTTTGTTTTTATTCTTTCTTTTCGTTCATTAATCATCTCCTCTAATTTTGCAATATCTTCTCTAATAAAATCTTTTTCTAATCCTGCACTTTCATTTTCAAGTTCTTTTAATTTTTTTTCTTTTCTTTTTTCAAGTTCACTTACTACAGTACTAAGGTCTTCAGCACTAATTTCATCTGAAGTGTTATCTTTAATTTCTTTTTGTTTAGTTTGTTGAGGCTCACCTTTTAATGATTTAATTAACTGCTCTTGTCTAGCAATAGCTTTTTTAACTGCTGATGTCTGTTTGCTAGTTTTATATAAGTTTAATTCTGTTTGAGCAGATTTAATTTTAACTTTATTTAAATTTTCTATAGCAGTATCATAAGGAGGGTCACCTTCTCCTAAGTCTTGTAATTCAAAATTTTTAATTTGAGCTTCAATATTGCTAATAGTTGATTTTAATTTTCTTAACTCAGTACTATATTGTTCTCTTTCTAATTTTACTTTAGGAGCTTGTGTTTGTTTTTGTACAGGCTTTGAACCTTTTTTAAATCCTTTTAATCCTTTTTGAAACTCCATTACTTCACTAGTCTGAGTAACAAATTGCATATTGCTAACACTAATTTTCTTTATTTGTTTATTAGGAAGTTCAACAACCATTATATTGTCTCTTCCTTCTTTTGATAAAGTTCCAATTATTTTAGCTTTTGTACCACCTAATGCTGGAGTTCTTAAAATAACATCCTTTCCAATAACAGGAACATTTTCTTTTTTCTGTTGTGTTTCTATTATTTTCTTTTGTCTTTTTTTAGCAATAGTATCAGGATTACTTTCTTTTATTAAACGTCTTCTTCTTTCTTCAAGCTCTGCAATTCTATATCTTTTTTGATTTTCTGCGGCAACTGTTGGATTATTAGTTTCTTGTAACTCTCGTATTTCTAAATCAATATTATTTATTTCCATAAGAATAATGTCTCTTTCAACATTATTATTTAACTTATTATTGCCTTCATATGCTTCAATACTTGCTTCATCAATATCAAATGATTCTTCACCAGGTAGTTCATCTATTTCTTCTGTAATATCTGTTTTAATTTCTGGGTAAGGATTATTCCAACCATAATCTTCTAACATTTCAGGAGAAGCACTTAATATTTCTTTTACATTTTTTTCTAAAAGAGCTTGAGGGTTACCAGCTAATATTTCAACTTCTCTTTGTTTTACTTCATCTACTGATACATCGTATTTATCAGCTATAGCTTGTTCGTAATTTTCATTAGCTAACATACCAACAATTAAATCATTGTCGTAACTTTTAGGAACTGCTCTTTCTTCAGCAGTTTTATTACTGCTTTCAAGTTCAGTATCAGTAAGAGTAACACCATCTGTAGTTTTATTTATACCCCTTACTGCATCGCCTATATCTGCAAAGCCTTTAAATGCAGTTCCATATATACTACCTATAATAGAACTTTCTATTATTTGTGGGATGCTTATATCATATTCAGGTATATTTAAACTTTTCATATACTCTGCTGTAAATTCTTGACCACCTTCTGTTAAACCTTCAAATCCAGCTGCTGAGACATAAGGTTTTTTTGAAAGACTTGCAAACAAAGATTTAACAACTGACTTTTTTGATTTAGGATTGTTAATAAGCTTATTTAAAGTACCAGCATATTTACCAAGAAAAATATCTCCAGCAGTATTTGCAACTTCTAAAGCTGTACTAAATCCACCATATCTCTTAGCAATACTTTCACTAGCTTGTCTAATCTCATCATCAGTCATTTGATCTATTGTTTTAGATACTCCGTTATTTAATTGTATTGTAAAAAGTTCGTTAAATCTTTTTGGATTATATGTAGAATGATTAGGGTCTAACATAGTTTCTCTTAAAGATTTTGCTCTAGACTTTGACCTTTGATATTCCTCTTGAATATCTAAAACCATAGCACCTGATTCTTGCAAGTAACCTAATCCAAGACCTGTTGCTGCAGAACCACCTCTAACTAAAAAACTTGCTAAAGCAGTTTTAGGATTAGCCATCATTAAATTAGGAACACTAGATATTAAACTAGGTATTTGTTGAGGAAAACTAACAAAAGCATTATTCATTACATTCCATACAATCCTACCATAATCAGTGGCTTTAGTTGCGTCATTCCACATTTCTTCTGTAGACATTGTACCATAGCCTTTTGCCTGTGCTTGTTCTTTTGATTGCTTTCTTATTTGTTCAGAAATAACACCAAAATCTTTTCCCATAACTTCACCAAGACTTGGCATATTTAAATCAACACCAGCTGCCATACTAGACAACATAGCATCTACATTCTCTCCCATACTAGGATATACTGAGTTATTAAAGTTTGATGTTTGTTGTTGAGCAAATCCTCTTATACCAGCTCTTGACCTATTCATATATTCATTTAAAAGAAAATTGACATCGTTCTTACTTTTATCTGATAATGGTAAAGCTTCTGATTTTTTCTGTATTGTTTTAACTAAACCATACATATGGTCAGTCCAGTAATCCCTAGTCTCTTCTCTTCTACTTGCAGGTACTGTTTTTTCATAACTAGGAGATGTATTAAGATTTGCTTCTACAAATCGACCAATAGAATTGTATAATTCTAAATCATCACTTGATTGAGTTCTATCTATATTGTGATAACTTTTACCATCAAACTTCATAGATGGTAAGCCTTGCTGATTTAATACATCATTATAAGCAGTTATAAAATTTTCATATGGTTTATGTTTAGTTTTCTCATCTCCAAACTCAAGGAAAGGGTCAAACTCAATAGTTCTTAAACTGCTTTGAGGAACATCTAGTTCCCCTGGTATTTCATTTCTCTTTTTTTTCTGAATTGGTCTTAACATAATTACCTTAGAAAACTACTATTTGCTTGATTACGAGTTGTTGTACTATCTGTAGATAAAAAAGTTTGATTCATTATTGTATCTTTTGTATCAATTACATCTGACTTACCCCAATTACCACCAAAACCATAAATTTGTGGAGAATTATCGTAAGTATAATCTAGACTTTGAATAAGTTTATCTACCATTGATAATCCATGAACATGAGCATCTTTAGTAACTTGAGTTCCATCATTATAATAATCTCTAATTATTTGTAATTGATCCATTACAGTTGCTCTATGCATTGGATGGTCAAAGTCTCTAATTATATCTCTTGCAGTTTTATCATCATCTATTGGTTTATTAGCATATTCATCTTGTGCTTCTCTTAATTTAGGAATACTCATTAATGCATCAATAAGGTCTAATTTATTCTCAAGTTCTCTTTGTACTTGAAAATTTGGTTCACTTCTTTCAGAGCCACCGCCATATCTTGTATTAAAACCACTTGTATATATTTTTTGTCTTTCTGCTAATTTTGGAGGTGCCATTGAAGAGTTTGGTGAAACAGTTTCTATATAAGTATCTATAGCATCACCAATATCTGAATCAAGTCCTTTAACTGTAGTAATATATCTGTTCATTGATTGACCAGACATAAATTGATTTTCTTCTGCTAAAGCTTTAGTACTTTTATCTAATCTACTTGTAAAGTTATTTACAAATTTTTGTAATCTATCTTGTATAGTAGGGTCTTCAGAACTTTGCATAGCTTTTGCAATAGCAACATTAACTCCACTTATTCCTTCTTTTTGATATATAGAAGGCAATGCTTGTGCAAAATCAAATTCAATTTGTCTTATATCTTCTTGTTGTAATTCATCTAATCTAGTAGCTAATTGACCAGATACATATTTATAACTTTCATCGTTTAACATATTAGTAGTTACTAATTTTTTAATATTATCTTGTATAGCAAATAAACCTTCTTTGTTATCATCATCATCTAATTTTCTAATTTGGTCAGTAACTGCATCAATACCTTCATTTCTTTTTTGTAAAAAGTTTTTATGATTTAATAAATTATTAACGCCTACTTCTAATACAGCTTTTGTTTGAGGTAGGAAAGCATCTGGCATATAATCTTTTAATATACCAATCTGTCTTTCTATGTTTTCAAAAGTATTATCTCTTTCTACTGCACTAAAAGCTTTTTCTACTTGTTGCTCAATAATTCTATCATTGTTTCTAGCTAACTGAAAAACATTATTAGCACTTAGACTTGCAGTTTGCCCAGCATTTATTTGTTTTTCTTTTAATATTTGATTATTTATTCTATTTAATAAGTCAGACATACTATCACCTATGAGTATTCATTTTCAAATTTAGTTGCTCTTAATACACCTCCAGTAATACCTGTAGGGTCTATAGCAGTTGAAGCAAGAGCAGCAACTTCAGTAAGAGTATTTCTAAGAGATTGTCTTTTAGCTTCTTTTACTTTTTTCATTTCGTTTTCAACACTTTTCATGCTTGAAGATATTCTATCTGTAGCACCTAATGCTGTATCTTGCATATTATCTATTACTTCATTTAGTTTTAAACGCTGAGAATCAGCAGTTGCTTCTAACCTAGTGTTTATATCTTGTAATAAGTTTTCTTTTAAACCTTGTATTTGCCCACTATTAAAATCTGTATTTATATTTTCTATTTCTTGAAACTGACCTCTGTTTTGTCTCATTGTAGAAACAGCATCTGTTTGCATTCTTTGACTAAAGTCACTTTGTAATTCAAGTAAGTCAGAAGAAAATTGACCACCTATCTGAGTTTTTGCTGAACTCATTTCAGATAAAGCTTCTTCCATTTTGTCAATAGTTTTATCATATGCATCTTGACCTGCAATATAATTACTTACAGTCATAACACCTGCACCTACATTTAGTGCTTTATTTACGCTATCCATACCTATACCCATAAATAACGGATTATTACTTTGATTTTTACTTACAGTATCTGTATTTCCTGTGCCACCAACTAAAGATGGTTGCTTATTATTAGTTGTTTTAGTCATTAAACTGCTTAGACCTTGAGAAATATTTTGACCAACTTTTCCTAAGTAATCAACAATAGGACTTCCATTTTGCCCAAAAAGATTTCTATTATTTTCTAATTCATTATTTAAATATTGATTATCAATAAGATCATTTGGTTCCATCTTGTACTCCTTTATCTTCCTCTCCATAATTAAGTATATCACTCATTGCTTTTTTTACTTCAGGGTCATTCATTGCATACAAGAGCTTTAAGCTTTCTAACTCTTCAAAATGCATTGAAAACTTATCGTTTATAGGTATTCTTTCATTTTTATTAAACACATCTCTTGCAGAAGGTAATTTAGTATTATCTATCATCCCTGATATTTTTGCATTTTCAAAAACTGAATTATATCTTTTTTCAAAGTCTTTAAAATTTTTATTTCTAATTGCTTGTAATGATAAGAATGCATTAATCTCATCTACTCTTTGCATATTTTTTTTTGCTTGTTTAGCAGAATCTGAAGCTTCATCTAAAATGCTTCTAGTATCTCCTAATGCTTTATTGGCTATTCTTTGGTAACTCATATTATTTCTCACTCATATTTATTTGATATATTTTACCATTAAAGTTTATTTCTTTAACTAAACCTTTATTGCTTATAGCAATATTTTCTTGTGGATTAACAGCTGTATTACTGGTAATTGGTTGAGATTCGTGTCGTGAGGCTCTTATAGCTTTTTTATTTCTCATTTTATACTCTTTTCTCTGTATATAACAGATATGTCATGTAACTCAAAGTTTCTAAATGCAAGACCATTGTCTCCACTGCTTTTTATTCTAAGCTGAATCGTATGAACGTTTCTTCCACTAGACTTTGGATTAGGGGTTAATTTAATTGTATTATACCCACTTGGACTAGTAGTTAAATCGCTTGGGTCTACTGCTATAGCAACACTTTGTTTGTCTGCAAAGTATTCAAAACTTACTTTCCTTGCTCCAGACATTGTTCCTTTATATGTAAGGTATATAGCTTTTATATTTTTTCTTTGACCAATATCTGTTATTGAAAAATCTTTAGTTCTTATATCAAAAACTATAGTACTACTAGCACTATTATTTAATGAGTAACTATGAAAAGAAACAGCATTGCTACTATTTATACTTACTTGAGAAACTAAATTATCATGTAATTCTAAATTACTTCTTTTATTTGCAGAGTCATTTAATCCCTCATCAGACTTTGACCAAGACTCACCAACAATATTATATATCCAACCATTACCATTATCAGCATATATAATTATATGTTTTTCTTTTGGCTCATATGCTATTGTAAATGCTTTTTCATCTGAGCTAACAGTAAGGTGTGATGCAAATACAGACCTTGATAATTTTTTATCAATTAAATTTACAACCTGTTCTCCATCGTAATGATATACACCATCAAGATTTACCCATGCAACACCTTTATTTGTATAGCATACACACTTACTACCAAAAACTCCCATATGTTTGTAAGTATCTTCAAGGTATTCTAATGTTTTTGTAGCATTAAGTAAATACATTGTATTGTGTTTATACACAAGTAATCTATCAGCATAAGAAGCTAATGCAGTTACTTCATCACCATCATTAATATCCACATCTAAAAAGTTTTCTGAAGGTATTACATCAGGTTTATTCGGTAACGATTTGTATATTCTATCTCCATACAAGTTTCTTCTATAATTAGTTTCACCTTCAAATTTTTCCCATAATATATCTACATTACCATAATACATTCTTCTATTAAGACTTACTGCAGTTCTAAATCTAATTTCTTCTATAGTATTTAATGGGTCATAATTGTAACCAGCATTGATACTAAATGTATTAGACAGGCTAGGGTCTATAAATTGTAATGCAGTATGAGTATAATGATCAGTTGCAGTATCTCCTAATGACCAAGCATTTATAGATGTTCCTTGACTTTTAATAACACCTTTTTCAAAATCACATTTAGCTAAAAGAAATGGGTCATCAATAACTTCTTCTTGTCTATCTTTATCATACTCTTTATAATAAATATTTGCACCAGTAATTCTTTTTCCTCTAGAACCAAATCCACCTGTAGAAAGTTCTCTTATTATTGTTTTTAAACCAAGTCGTTCATTTTGTAAAAATATACCATTCCTTTGATTACTAAATTCATAATAACCAGTTTCTTGAACTCTGTCATATACCCAACTATAATAAAATTTATAATTGCCATTCCAAGTTCCTCTTTTATCAACTACTTGTTTTATACTATCTATTGATATTACATCACTAGCTGCAGCAGTTACTGAATAATTTAGCCTAACAATAAAATCAGGCAATGTACCTATAACAGGTGAGTTTTCAATATTAGATATTTTTGTAAGGTCTATAATAACATCTTTCCAGCCACCCCCTTTATTTTCGTTTAACCAATCAGTTCCTAATACATAAATAAGATTATTACTTGAAGAGCTATATGTATGGTCATCTGTTATAATAAATTCTATACTAGTTAAAGATGAGTCATCTGGTATTGCTATTTTTGCAACTAATAAATTATCTGATGTTTGAAAATCAGTATTAAATAAATTATCCATTTCAATTCGATAACTACTAGCACCACTTACAAGTTTTAAATTAAAAAGTTTTAAGTCAGTAGCATCATCTGTAACAGTTGCTAAATGATGAAATAAATCTATATTAGTTATTTCTGCTATTTCATTTTGTGCTGTTTTTACTCCAACTCTATATTGAGTAGTATTATCAGGGTCATATATATTTAGCAACAAAAATCCTTGTTGGTCATTATCAATTGAAGAAGGAGTTATCTGGTCTCCAATTGTTCCATCATCATTTACTTTATGCACTATAGGAGTAAAATCAGTATATTGCCAATTTACTCTACTCCATCCGCTATTATTTTGTGCAAAAACTCCTTCAATTCTAATACTTTTATTTGCAACAGAACTGCTAAACTCAGAATCTTTTCCCCATACACTATCATATGTTTCAGGCTTTACACTAATAAAAAAATAATTATAGCCTGTTGCTCCCTGAGCTGTTCCAATTTGATATGCATTAATATTACCAACTGATGTAACAACACTTGAAGTAATGAATTGTTGGAATCCATCAGAACCTGCAATCGCTACTTCATTGTAAGTTGTTCCATATATATCATTCATTACTTCATTACCAACATCAGCAATTATACTTCCTATTTTAGTATGATTTTCTACTCTTGATACTTTTTCACTAGTCATTGAACCATTGCTATTTAAAACAAAAGATATAGGGTCTGATTCTCCAAATGCTAAAGTTTCTAATGCATCATTTTCTATAGCATCTATTTCTAATCCAAGAAAACCTCTTGTTGGATTATTACTAGCAGTTTCTATATTATCATTAAATACAATTTTACCATTTGTTGGTTTTAAAATAGAAGAATCTTGAGTTATTTCAGATATAGTATTTGTTGTTGCATTAAAGTATTTACGACTTACCGCACCAAAAAACTTTGTACTATTAGTAGGCAAATAAGGACTACTTGAATTTAAACTAAATGACCCATCGCTATATCTAATTGCACCATCATATATTGCTATAGAAGGATACAATATTCCAGTACTACTTAAATCAGTTATTGTTGCCCATGACCATGATGAACCATCATATTCTAATCTATATAATTTATTGCCATCAGAATACAAAAGATGTTCTGTATTTACTTCTTCAAGTTCAGAATTGTAATCACTTTTATAAGATACTAAACTTTTAGAAAGAATTTTAGGAACTGTAATGCTAGAACTAATATTAGGATAATCATCAGTATTATAATCACTAGTATTGTAACCACAAACTATTTCACCTTTTTTTAAAGTTACAACATTTAACAATTCTGCAAGCTCATTATTTTCTATATCACGAGCATCAGCATAATTATTCATGCCACCATTGTATTCAATTACATCAAATGTTTTACTTCTAGCCATTCTTTTTTCTCATAGGCGGTTTTAATTTACCTTCACTAATAAGCTTCCTACTCCATTGATCCATTCCATAAACTGCATCCCAATCTACTTCAAACTCATGTTCTGTATTAGCTTCTTCGTAATGTGTAGGCTTATCCATCATAATCTTTCCTTAAAAACGAAAGATACTCTGCGGCAACAATAGGATTAAATAATGTAGTAATTAATCTATTATCATCATCTTCATATCTTGGGTCTATAATTGTAACAGGACAATTAAATATATTTTTATCATCTAATCCTAATTTTTCTGCATAACTATCATGTATCTTAAATGATGCAACTTGCAATGCATGACTTATTAATCCACTAGCTGGGTCTTTAAGAACTTGATAACCACTTACATGAGTATGACCACAAGTAAGTATATGGTCTTTCCAACCCATTTGTGCTGCTTTAGCTACACCATGTGCAGTATTCCACATACTATTACCCTTAAAAGTATGCCTTGCATTTATTCTTATTTCTTTACCATTAGGAAACTTTAGATTCATTCTAGCACCCCAACGCTCATATAAGCCATTGTGGTCACGCATTATAAATTCTAAAGGGTCACCATCACCTGACCAAACATCGTGGTTTCCTGCTACCAAATAGAGCCAATCAAGCTTATTTACAAAGTATTCACTAAGCTTCCAAGACTCTCTTGCAGATGTTGATTGCTGACCATACAATGTTGCTAATCTTCCTATCCAATTATTTTGTATATCACCAAGATTACCAGCAAACAATCCTTTTGTATTATTTATAATATCACTATAAGCAATTATTTGCGATAAGTCTGTACCATCATCATCTACATGAGGGTCACCAAAATGTGCTATACCAATTGGTCCATCTATATTTATATTAATATTAACAAGTTGTCTACTATCTTTTGCTACTTGTTTTTGTTTATATAGTTTTAACCTATGTCTTATTAAATCTTCTACAGGAATATCTTCATTAATAGGTTGTTCTACTACAAATGGATTTCTTTCTATTATCTCTGGTGCTAATGTTTTTCTTTTGCATCCACGACAATACCATCTTTGTTTTTTCTTTGAAGCTTTATAATCAAAGCCATCTTTACGAATGTCTCTTGAACCGCAATGAGGACATCCAATAATATGACCATCAATATCTTTTACGATATGTGGCGTTGTATTTTGATTTGGCATATATCTACCCCTATATATGTAATGATCTTCTAAACCAACCATAGTAATACTTCATTAACTTTTTATTTGCCATGCAAATTTTAGCATAATGCATTACTCTAAATGCTCTAAGTCTATCTTTTTCTAAAGATTGAACTGCTTTAATAGTCTTTGGACCTATACGACCATCAACTTTTAATTTAGACAAACCTTTATGATTGACTGCTTCTTGAACAATTTTGACTGCTTTAAATTGACCAAAGTTCACGCACATGTCAAAATACATGTCCATAAGTTCTTTTGGAAAATCTATTGCTCGTGACGGGTCCCAGTATTTTTCTTTATATATACTGACTGCCTCTTCTAATGTAAGATTTTCTATATCTACATTAGGATTGGCTCTCTGACTTATCCCGAACTTTGTTGTTCCCCCTGGGTCAGAAGGGTCTTTGGTTAGCTTATCGCCACCTTCCCTCTCTATCACTTTTGCAATTATACTTTGCATAACTCTCCTTATATCATTTTTAAGATAAATGTTATGACGAGTGGGGTTAGTACTGAAATTAACATCCAATAAGATTTTATTTGTATTTTAAATTTTTCTAAATCACTTACTTTAGAATTAAGAATTAATAATTGTTTTTCAATTTTATCTACTCTGTTAAAAATAGTTTTCAATCGTTCTTCACTTCTAATTAATATTTCTAATATTTCTTCTGTTGGTTTCAAGGTCTACACCTTTCGCATAACCAAACTTCATTGTCTTCAATCTGTTGACCACATTCAACACAATATTTTTTATCGCTCATCGTACTCTCCGACACTCTCTGTTAATAAAATACATATGATTAAAATCATCTTCTGTAAACTCTATTTTCTTTTCTTTTTTCTTTTTCCCCAAGATAAGGGATTTAAGTTTAATTCTTCTTCGTACCATTTTAACTGTTCTTGCATTTGAGTTATTTTTACTTCTTCTTCTTCTATATGTTTTTCTACAAGGTCGGCAATGTCGCCATTAGCAAGTTCCATTCTTCGCTCAAGTTCTCCAATGCGATTTTCAATACGTATGTAGCCCAACACAATGAAAGTAACTCCCACAATGATTTGCCCAAGCCACTTGATGTTAAGAGAAATCCTGTAATTATCGTCAAGTTTAGTGACCCCATATGACCTGTACGTCTTTTCATCGCTCATATTTCATACCCTGCAACAGACCATCCACCATCACATGCTACAAAAATCATTATGCCAAATACAAATGTTAAGAACATTATTATTTTTATGTAATCATGTATATCGTCTGAACTCATGGCTTATAATACTTATAAAAATCTTCAACATTTTCTGTGTCTACTACTACAAAGATTGGACTAACGATATTATTACCTGTACCGCCCCCACCAATAATGGCGTATGCATATAAGCCATCCTGATAAGGACTTTTAATTGTGTCATTGTCAAACAAGTGTAGAAAACTTGTATCACTAAATACTGGAACAAACTCAGCATCTAATAACTCTTCTGCTTCAATTCTTCTATTGTTGTTATAGTCAGCAATATCACCTACATTAGAAGTTCTATGTGCTTGACTAGGAAATTTACCCATGCCATATAGTTCTACTTGTTGATTGTACCACATAGTAGAAGCTTTTGTGATTTTTTCTAAATTTGCTTTAGTTTGTTTTGCTTTCGCTCCTTCACCAATACGACTAAACGCAGGTGCAGCAGTTGTAGCTAATGTAGCCATTATAGCCATTGTTACTGCAAACTCAGCTAGACTATTTCCTTTGTTATTAAATAACATTAAATCTTCTTGTTTTTGCAAGTTTAGTAATATCACTATGACTAGCATTAAGAAGTTCATCGTGGGTTAATTCTACTTTAAATAATCTACTTTTATTATTTCTAGTGTGTGGTAATCTCCAAAGAGAATATTGTCTATAAACTGTAGGGTCTATTTCAAACTGACCAATTAATTCTCTAACAAAATTATATACATGTCTGATTATGTACACACTTGGTTTAAATTTTTTTTTAAATGTTAAGTGATAACCTTTACCACTAAAAAATATTTTTACTTTATATTTTAAATCTATAAGATAATTATATACATCTCTTGCTACTTCAATACTTTTATCTATATCTACAGGTATTTGATCTATATATCTTTTACCATTAAATGATGACATTTTATTATTACTCTTAGAGTATTCATAACCTTCTTCATCATACAACCACACAGACCTAAAACAATCATTTAGACCATATTTTTTAGACAAAGCAATAAAATCAATATCTTTATAACTATATAATTTTCCTCTACTAGTTACACCATTTAATGCTAATTCTATATACAAATTATTCATCATAATCTTCTATATAATGTGCATATCCTTGAAATGCACTTACATCTTCAGAATTAACAACTTCTATTACAACTTTAGTAGGTGGCTCATCAACTTCTAATCCATAAGGATTACCAGCAACGCTATACTCTAAAATCCTATAAGGTTTTGTAGTATTAATATTAGGTTCTACTGAAGTAGAATCTTCTTCAGGTAAACCTGGTAATGTAACTGTTTTTGTAGCAAATATCATTTTCATATTATTATCCTATACTTCATCAGCATCAATACTCCAAAGACTGCTTATATTCCAATCTACTGAAAAACTTACTGGGTCGACACTGGCTTGAATTGTTATCACTCCCATTTGAGTAGCACTAAGAGTTGAAGAAGAACTAAAAGAAACAGTTTTAACTGCATAATCATCAGTTGATGATATACTAACAGTTTCTGTTTCAACCAAAGACAAAGAAGAACTACCTGACCTTCTATAAAATCTAACAGTCATTGTATGTGTAGTATTAATAGATTCAGTACCTATTGATACTTTATGTAATCTGCAATTATACCCAGGAGTAAAAAATGTTAATCCACTTGCACTAAAAGCTTCTGTTTGGTCACCAATTGGAAGATAAGTATGGCTAGTTCCTATATCAGCATGGAAATTGTGAGTCAAAAAAAATAAATTTCTTTTCATTTGTGCAGATACCTTATCTGCCGTCACCGCTTCGTCAGCTATTTTAGCAGTTGTTACTGCATCATTTTCTATTTTTGCAGAGGTAACTGCACTACTAGCAATTTTGGAACTTAAAACTGCACTAGTAGCTAGTTTTGTTGAACTTATTGCACTTGAAGCTATAGCATTTGCAGTTACAACATTAGAACCTAGTAACTGGGCATCATTAATAACTCCAGCAGATAAATGACTAGCATCAATAACTGCAGGTTCTATTTGGTCAGCACCTACTGCTTCATCAGCAATCTTAGCTTGTGTTACTGAATCACTTGCTAACTCAGAAGAGCCAACTGCACCAGCACTAATTGCTGCAGCTTCTATTACGTCATCTGCAATAAAACGAGGATGATTAATTACATCATCTGCTAATTTTACTGAAGTAATAGATTGATGTTGTAAATGGTCAGTATCTATTGACCTATTAACGTAGTGTTCTGAGTCTATACTATCATCAGCTATTTTTGCATTAGTAATAGCATCATTTGCTATCTTAGCAGTAGTAACATTAGCATCTGCTATTTTACCTGTAGTAACTGCACTATCTTGTATTTTAGCTGTTGATACTGATATTTCTCCAAGTTTTTCTTCTCTTACTTGCCCATCACCTAAAGCAAATCTATCTACAGAACCAGGTGCATAGTGTTCAGCATCTATTGAATCTGCTACTATGTGTTCTGAGTTTATAGAATCGTCTGCTATCTTTGTACCATCAACTGCATCTGCACCAATTTTTGCATTAGTTACTGCACCTGTAGCAATTTTGCCAGAAGTGACAATGTTACTAGCAAGATTACTGCTAGAAACACTGCCACTACTATCTAGTATTATTTTATTAAACGTTGGCATTTGATTTTGTCATTTCCTTTTCAAGTCCTTTTTCGAGTCTTTCTACAAGCTTACCATACATAACTGCATCACTTCCTTTTATACTTGCAGCATGCATTGCTTGAACAATTATATTTAACTCATTTGCTTTTAAATCAATCTTCAAGGTGCCTCCTATGAATGTTTCCTAATTTACTTATTACACTATAGGCTTGTTCAATCTCCCCACCTTCAAACGAACTTCTCTTAATAAGCCTCAACAAAAAATCTGTGTCTCTGACACCAAGTGACAAAGGATCTTCCTGTATCATATCAGTATCAGAGACATTTGATTCTTGTTCATGTCTAGCTCTCGTTGTGTACTTAGACATTTTATTCATTACGCAGTTCTAACGTATGCAACACCACCAGCTACTTGGAATCCACCAACTGGTACTGATGTGTCTGTTGTGTCAAGAGTATTTTTAACAGATTGTAATGCAATCCTTGCTCCATCAGAAGGCAAAGCTTGAGAAGAACTTGTTCCAACTTTCCAAGCTGCGGCAGAATTATCATAAAACAATGCGGCATTATCTCCACTTGTTCCACGCTCTACAACGAAACCAGCATCAACACCAGCGTTATTGCCTAAATCACTATTTAATATAAGTGTATTATCTGCAATCTCTAATGTTTCAGTAGCAGTAGTTATTGTTTGACCACTTACTGTTAAGTCACCACCTACTGTTACATTTCCAGTAGTAGTTACAGTAGCAAAGTCTACATCAGCAGTTGTTGCTACATCTTGACCAATAGCTACTGAATTAGCGGCTACTGTTACACCTGTTCCAGCTCCAACATTTATTGTTCTATTTGCAGAAAAATCTCCACCACCAGTTAAACCATTTCCAGCACTTATGCTTCTACTACTTGAAACAAAATTAGCATCATTATTAAAAAATGAAACAGGAATATCTCCAAAATATGCTTGTTTTTCAGCACTAGCAGAATCATCATAAACGATAATTGCGTCAGCCTCATTTTCAGCACTTCCACTTTGCCAACTACTTACTTGTCCTAAACCACCAAGATTTAAAGTAATATTTCCACTAGATGTTACTGTACCACTAAGACCAGTTCCAGTTCCTACAGAAGTAACTGTACCTGTATTAGTTGTATATCCAGCTCCATTTGTGATAGCGTTGTTGTTTAAAGATATGTTTGCACTTCCATCAAAACTAACTCCAGCTATAGTTCTAGCAGTAGATAAAGTATTTGCAGAACCTACTGTTACAGCACTAGCTAATTTTTTATGTTGTGCAGAACCACCATCTAAAACTACAAGTGAATCTGCTGAGTCATCAAAAGTAGCAGTCATATTAGTTAATTCTGTAAGGTCAACAGAAACACTGCTTGAACCAACATCTATTAATGTTCCAGCACCAACTGCTAAACTTACAGAACCTGAATCTCCACCGCCTGATAATCCATTACCAGCTGATACACCAGTAATATCTCCAGCTTCAACCCATCTCATGTCTCCAGCAGTATTATTCCAAGATAACAAATATCCATCTGTACCTGAACCTACATCATTACCTGTAGCTAATTCTGCGGCACCTACTGCATCATCTGCTATTTTTACTTGAGTAATTGCATTAGATGCTATATGGGCGGCATCAATACTGCCATCTACATAATGCTCAGAATCAATAGAGTCATCTGCTATATTACTCCCATCTACTACATCTGCTGCTAGTGTTGATGAAATGCTTATACCAGCACTTCCGTTAAAATTTGCAGAACCAGTTATATCACCTGAAACTGCAATTGCTCTTGCTGTTGTTAATGTGGCTGCTGAACCTGTTGTACTTTGAGCGATAGTATCATCGGCACTCTCAGTAACCACCTTCTTAAATGTTGCCATTTATTACTCCTTTATTTTATTGTTGATGGTTTATGATGGCTTCGCCACAAAAACTTCACCATCTTTATTAACTATATCACCATTGCTAGGATTACTAGGCAAAGCAGTTACGCTTTGAAACCTAATTGTACCATCTTCCTTAGCTTTAAGTAATTCTTTTGTATCTTTCTTTAAAATAACTTCTGTATCTGTTAAAGAAACTTTACCTTTTGTCCCATCGCCTTTTACTAATTGATCTGTAGAATCAGGGTCAAGAATCATTGTATTAGTACCACTATTTAAAGTAATTGTACCTTTCATAACGACATCTGTCATTATATCTAATTTATTACCAAATGTAGCAGAATTATCATCTAACAAACGAAATACTGTATAATATGTATCGTCTGTTTGGTTTCTTAATTGTATTGTATCAAACTTTACATCATCAGCAGTAATGTCATCTAAAGTTAAATCACCAGTTACTGTTAAATTTCCAGCTACAGTAGCATCACCACTTAATGATAAGTCTACTGCTGAGACATCGCCACTTACTGTTAAATCATTTCCTATTGTTGTTATAGATAATGTTCCAGCAGTTAACGTACCACTAACAGATAAATTTCCTGTTACACTTGTATTACCAGTAATTGTAGTTGCTCCTATAATATCTAAAGTATCAGTACCTAGATATAACGGACTTCCTATACCTTCACCATCGAATACTCTTTTAGCAGTACTTTCTAAACCTTGATTAGGCGTAGAACCATGTACTGTAAGTAAATCTTTGTATGTATTACTCGGTCTTTTTCCAGCGAGTGAAGCCATATTAAATTACCTTTCTAATATAAAAATACTACGTCAGCAGAACTTGATTTAGTAGCACATATATTATATGTATGTCCTTTTAATAAATGAAAAGCTACTACTTTTCCAGCAACAGTAAGATTTACATTTGCAGAAGTTCCTTTCATATGAACTGCTCTGCAAGCATCATTACCATTAGTTGTGTCAGCAGCAACTGCTTTTACAAAAGGTGCTACACTTTCCTGTACTGCGAAATCGTTTAAGCCTTTATTTCCATAATCTATTAGACCCATAATTTCTCCTTTATTTTATAGCTGTAACGCCATGAGGCATTATTATTCTAGGACCACCATTTCTATCTCTAGAATAAGTCATTACTTTCTTTTTAAACTCTCTCATATGAAACTGTCTTTTATCATAATCACCAAGTTGTTCAAATTGTTTTGCTTTTACATATTCAACAAGAGCAAGGGCAAGTGATTCATCCATTGGTATTTCGGATGATTCGGATGTAGGGGCATCAGGTACTTTTGTAAATCTTACTAACAATCCATTAGTAATGTCAGAAGTTACACTATCAAATTTACCTGTTTCTTTATTTTGTTCCAAGATACCAATATTACCACCTTCTACATAATATCCGTATTTTGTATCATTAATTCTTAGTGGTTCACTCATGTTTGATCCTTATCTACACTTACGCTTCCAACTACTCTTCCAATATTGTGATAAATTCCATCATCAGTGTCTAATATTGAAACATTTAAAACTTTTACTATTCCAGATATATCATCATCAGATAAAGCATAGTATCGTTGGTCTTTCACTAAATTAGCTTTTGCAATATTTACAGACTCTTCAATCATACTATTTATTTCACGCATACCATCATTAATATATGCTTTAGTAAATCCAAAGTTAGTTGTGCCAACTCTTTCCATTAATTCTTTTACTTTCATATTTCATCCCAATTTTGTAATACTAAATCATCCCAATTTAATAAACCTAAATCTTGTTTTGACCCATAAAATAAATATCTTGTAATACTATATGTAGTTGTTGCATCTGTACTAGTGCTAGAATAAGAAGTTGTTGGCTCTATTTGTATTTCAGTCCAGCTCATTATTCACTTCTTTCTTGTTGTTGTGATTGTTTCATGTATGGTAAAAACATTTTTTCGTATCTATCTTTTAACAATAATAATCTTTCTGTCATCCATTTATAATCAACTTTACTTTCTTCAATAGTTTGAGCATACCAAGTTAAATATGCTTTTATTTTTTCTATTTGAGCAGAAGCTAATTCTAAATCTTCTTCATTATTTATTAAATCTCTTAATCTAGCAAAATAATTATCTGGGTTACTTAACTCAGCATTAGTTGGTGCATTAATATCACTAATTTCACTACCATCTTGTGCCAAGTCTCCTAAACTATCTATATCCCCAGCAGTTTTCTTTTCAGCCATTTTTTCTATTAAAGTATTCATAGAAGCATGACAAACAACCATAGGGTACATACCACTTGGAAAATTAGCTATCGCTCCATCGCCATCTGATAATCCTGAAACTTGACCATAAACAACTTTTGTAACTGATATAAAATTTTCAGTTGTTGTTTCAGGGAATACAGTAATTTTACTATTACTTCTTATAAATCTTGGATATTCTGCTGTAGCTTTATTTAAGCTATCGTCATCTAATAAATCAGCTTCTAAGCTAGAGGGTGCTTCACTACATGTTCTATACACAGAACCTTCTCTTCTAGCTACTTTAAAAATCATATTATTATCTGTAATTGTAACAAATCCTTCACCCGATGAATTATTTACATTTGCACTAAACATGTGCATCATCTCAGGATTTATTCTTGCAAGTTTATTTATAACGTCTTTAACCGCATTATCCATATGTGTAGCAGTACTTTCACTATTAGAAATTAGACCTGCCATATCTGCTATTTGATTATTCCATGTTGCCATAATAAACTCCTTAGTTGAGTGAGGGGATTGCTCCCCTCAAACAACATTATAAGGTTAGGTTACTTCCAAACCGCATGAGCTTCAGGCATATTGCACTGTAGACCAGCCTCAGTTTGAATGAGGTCGATTCTTCTGTCTTTACCTGTATTCTCAAGTGACTGAACTCCAACATAAATCGCAGTATCACGATTTACACCATTTCCAGCTAATGGTCTGTACTTAACATGCTGCATGTTTACAGCAACAATTGAAGCACCAGCTTGACCACCATCTAAATGGATGTTACGAGTAATGTTCATGTCTCCATAAGGAGTAGAGATTTTAGCAATATCTAAACCAAACTGCTTATATTTGCTAATCATAGCCATATCAGCACGACCTAGTTTATTACTAGAGTTACCTACTTCTAATAGATTTTGAGACATATAACCACTTATCTTATGTAACCAGTTATAAACTGCAGTACTACACATAAAAAGAGTAGCATTTGCATTGTTATAACGAGGGTCTAAGAAATCGCTCATATCTTCAAGAAAATCATCTTGAGACTTAGTTTCATCCCAAGAAAAGATATTACCTTCTTGAAGAACAAAGTCTATGATACCTTGAGTATAACCAATTGAAGAAGTTGCATCGTATGAACCACGACCAAACAATAATGCTTGTTCAATGTCGTACTTATGTTCAACAAGTTTATTCTTCCATATTCTTGCCCACTCATCTGGAACAAGTTTAAGAGCAGTAGCTCTTGCAGTGTTAGTCATCTGACAAGTAGTCTTAAAGATTTGAGTATATCCAGTACGAACTTTGTATGGACTATCTTTATAAGAACTTGGGAATGAACTACCTTCAGCAAAAGCAGAACCTGAAGCATAAACTTTATTAGCTTCAAGAGCACTTGCAGTTAGTGTCCAAGCACTACCATAAGATTGTCCTTTAAATACAGGAATCTTATCACCAGCACCTTCACAACCACGAACTACTTTAACTCCAACCATTATAGCATCTGTATCATCAGTTCCTGTAACAGGGTCTGCAATAACTCTAACAACTATATAGTCATCATGTGATTTAGCATCATCTTCATTACTAGCTACAATATCAACTGGAATCTTTAATAATTGATCTTTAAGAATCCAAATTGGCTTTGTACCACTAGCACCGATTGCAATTGCAGTTTGACCAAGTATGCTTTGTACATTTCCAGCAGATTTAAAATCACTTTCTAGTTTTAATGCAAAAACTTGACCAGCAACAAATTCACTTTCAGCTAACTGAGTTACAGCATAAGCACTATCAGCGGCACTAGGAGCACCACTAGCATAGTCTGCATCGTGTCCAACTACATAAGCATATCTCTTATGAAAGCTATGTCTTTCTTCTGTTGATTTAAACTCAGGGTCGTCAGTTGCTTCACTTGCAACTTGTGATACGAACCTAAAAAATGGGGTTTGGTCAATAGCTAACTCCGATACGGATGAACCAAAGTTATATCGTCTTCGTAAGTCACCAATCTTTGATTGATTGGTAGTAAGCGAAGAATCGCCGTCAGCTGTAATTTGACCTAGATTTGATAGATTAAACGGATTGTCTGCCATTATAATCTCCTTTTCTTATTATCTTAATTATCCGAAAAGATTATCAACTCCATTATCTAGATTTTTGATAGCATCTAATATTGCCTTATTAGGGTCTTTTTTAACTGGAGGAGTATTTACATTACTATTACTAGTAGGTATATCTCTTACAGTTTTCATCTGATTCAACATATCTGTTCTGGTTGCATTACTAACATTAGATGAAATCTTATCACGATTTTTCATAAAATAAATATCTTCATATGTCATCTTATGATTATTCGCCCAATCCATCATTTCGTCAAATTCATCGCTTGTTACATTCATCTTGCTTCTAAAAGCTTCAGCGTCTTTTGATTGCTGTTGTTGTTGTGCAATCTGTTGATTTCGCTCTTTTTCTGCTCCAAGTATTGTATTGACTTTTTGTGATACTGCATTATCCATAACAGAATTAAAGTACTTAGCTGAATCACTATTAGGTACTGACAAAGCATCTTCCATACTGAAGTCAAAATCTTCAGGAAGGTCTAGATTATCTGCAGTTGTCTTTCCGTTAATTAAGTAGTCTTTAACTGTTTCTACCAAGCCTTCATCCTCATTCATACGATTAAGGATGGGCATAAAAGGTTGAATTTCATCAAGTTGTGCTTTCATTTTTTGAGCTTCTCTTGAGGAATCCTTATACCTTTTCTCGTAATCCACATATTGTTGTTCAGAGTCAGGGTTACCTTGTGAAGGAGCCTGAGTTACCGATTCTTCTACTTGTGGTAGTTCGGACACATCCTCAACGATATCATCGTCTTGGATAAGTCCATTGACCTCTTGGTCTAGATCGGCAAAGAACTGGTTATCGTTGGAGCCAAAGATTGATTCTTCTACTGCTTCTTGACTTACAGTAGCTTCATCACTCTGTGGGTTTGCCATTGTTTCCATTTCCATTTGCTTTCCTTTGTTGTTCGATTAAGCGTAATTTATCCTTAGTCATCTCTTTGTCTACCGCCATTCGTCTTTGTGTATCTTTCATCTTAACAAGAGACTCACCAACATTTTTACGCACTTCATTCTCGACTTGCATTACCTTTGCTTTAACACCTGATTGAACAAGTTGTCTTTCAAGGGTCTGCCTTATTCCCGCTTGGTCTTTTAATTGTTTCTCAAGCGAAGAAATCTTTTGTTGCATTTGTGAATATAAAGATTTTCTTTCTGCAATCTTTTGTTTTTGCTTAACGTCTGTTTCAGCAAGAACTGCTATATCATCTACAACACCTAATTTTAATAATTCTTTCATTTCAGCAAGATATGCCCATCTATTTAATGGTAACGTACTACCACTAATAATTCTTACATCAAACTGACTAGCACCATAATCCATAAATTTACCTACTGCTTCACCCATATCATTATACATTGGAATATTTATCTGTACCTCTTTAGTTCCATCCTGTAAATCATTTGGCTGAACAATTCTAAATACTTTTTGTGCAGTATAAACTTTTTGAGTGTAATCTTTTAATACCTTACCACATTGTACTAATGCTGGTTCAATAGAAGATTTCATCCATTGCTTTACTCTTCTTGTACCATATTCATCTAATGCTAACATTCCTCGATAAGTTTCAGAACCACCACTAGGATTGCCCATTGATTGACTATATATACCAGCAAGATATTCCATTTCTCTCTTACCACTTTCAACTATATTAGCAAATGAATTAGATAGTGGCATAGGTTGCACAGGACTTGGAGCTTGATAACCACTATTAACAGGTAACAAAGCACCAGGAGATGCACTATATTGTTCCCAATAATTTGTATCAATTGCACCTTCTTCGTACATCCATCTCAAACTACTTCCTAAAGATGCATTATGAACCATTAATTGATGTGCTTTATTTATTTCTTTTTGTTTTCCAACTAATGGTGATACTGCACTTAATGGAAATGGCGTACCAGTCCATTTATATGTGAAAGGGATAATCGGGTAGTGTTCACTAGGAAGGTCTCGCTCCTTAATGAACTGGTCGCCAATCGTACAAGTAAGCTTAACAATAGTCTTATAAAATTTTATAGCATTAACAATAAACTCTGAAGAAAGTTCATCTTTAGCTAATATATTGTATGCCTTTTCAGACATTATTTCATTTTTATTTGTAGTTAATTTAGCTTGAGCTTCACTCATTAACTTAGTAGAAAGCATTGCAAGTTCACCTTCATTCTTTTTCATCATTTTTTGCATTTCTACTTGCATACGCTCTTCTAACATTTCACCCGATTGTACAGCTTGTTTTAATTTTTGCTCCATCTCTTGCATTTGCAATTGCATTTCTTGAGAAGCTTCCTCTAACTGAACTGCTATTTGTTGTTGTGCTTGTTTTAAATCTTCTTCACTTGGAGGTATTTGTATAAAAACATTATAAAATGCTCTTTGTTCTTTTTCAAAGCATTCAATGTATTCTATAAGAGGACTATCACTACCATCAAGAGCATATGCTATATTTATATCGTTTGATTGAAAATCAGCACTTGCTACTTCATTAGGAGAGTAATTGTATTCTGTATCGCTAGTTCTTGCTTTAGTTATTTTTGCAGTATACTCAGGATATAAATTTATTAATTGTTCTTTAGGCATTACTTTTCTAACAATCATAAAACTAGCATCTCTAAATAAAGGGTCTCTTGATTTAGGGTCTATAAAAAGATCAAAACTATTTGGATTTTTTATTACTACTTCACCCATTCCTCTATCAGCATTAGGGTCTACATCTATCATTAGATAACCAACGCTTTTAGTAACTGCATCATTTATAACATTAGAATAGAGGGTAGCACCATCGCTTTGAGACCAAACATAATCTGCAATGTCACTAAACACAGCAGCGACATCAGAATCGCTACCCTCTTGTGCTATAGCCTGCCAACGAGGATTATTGGCGGTAGCGTAAAAGTTAAGCATCTCTACTACAGGAATAATTCTATTTACTGTAAAAGTAGGCATTCCTTGTTCAGTTAATGCTTCTACTTCTTCTTTTGACAATTGATTGTCTAAGTAAAAATCATAACCTTCTTGATTTACTGTTTCCCAATCAGTTCTATATTGGTCGTTTACAGAATCGTAAAGTCTTTTTACTCTATTTGCTTTTTCTTTTTGTGTCAAAATTATTTATCCTTAAATAGACCTTCTATTACATCAGCTACTAAATCAACACACTTTTCAAAAAATATCTGTTCTTTTTCTTCAGATACAAAAGGTATATCAATTTTTTCATTTATTTTATTAGCTAAGTTTTCTTGAAACTCTTCAGACTGAACCCACTCAACTGCTTGTTCTCCGAGTTTTTCAGCTTGTTGTTCTGCTAACTTTAATGCAATTAATTTTAAACTCATTTTCTCTCCTATGCTACTACCCAAGATTTAGCTCTTGGTTTATGTTTAGAATAAACTCCACGCTTAGAGACAGAAAGGTTTTTAGGTGGGGATGCATATTTACATGCGTAGGCTAATGCGTCAATAGTATCATCATGAGCCATTCTTGGTCCAAAAGTTAATACTTCGTGTTCTAAATCAAAATGACTTTTTTTTATGTGAATTGTACCTATCGCAAATCTTTGAGCAAGTATTCCTTGTATTCTATCAAGTTTTGTTTGTCTAGTACCAGGTTTTTCTTCTTTAAATTTTACACTAAAATCATTTCTTCTACGCATTTCACTACGCAAAGATTGAAATACAGGTTTTGACATTGTGGTATCTTCAACAACAAATAAATTAGGATTGTAGGTATTTTGTATATCAAACATATAATCAACAATTCCTTTTTTATCTTCTCCTAAAATACCAAGTACAGGTATTCCTCTTTTTCTAATATAATCAAGAACATATAAATTATTATCTTCGTCTACTCCAACAACCATAATAACGCTATAATCAGATGTTGATCTTTGACTATCTGTAGCTGGGTCAACTCCAGCATAAACATTAATAGGTTTTTCTTTACCATCAATATATATGTATGGTATTCCTGTATCTTCATCAATTTTATATGTACCATCGTGATATTTTAAATGATTTCTACTAAATATAGAATCTTCTTCACTTTGAACTTGCATCATATATTCTTGATAGAACTTATGAGGCATTCCACTATCAGAATAAAATTTCTTTTTCTCTTCTAACTTACTAACAGGAAACCAACTATCCCATAAACTATTTCCTTTTTTATCTAATGCAGTGTAAGTAATAACATCCCATGCAAATTTTCTTCTTTCTTTTTTAGCTTTTTCATTATTAGTTAAAAGATTATTAATAAAGCTATCAAAATGCACAGGTGTACCATTGATACGAAGCCTACCAGTATGAGGCTCCAAAGCAGGATAAACAACCGCAGTGATAAGGTTTCCATTTTTTGCTCTACTCTCTGGAGTAAGTGTATTATTCTCATCTTCAAAATCATCCAATATTATTAGGTCATATCGCTTGTGCAACTTTGCACCACCACGAATACCTGAGATGTTAGATTTACAGACAAGTTTGCATCCATTCGCTAACTCAATATCTTCTTCAGTCCACTTCTTGCCTTTTTGTTGACCAAAGTAATAATGAATTTTTTCATTAAACTCTAAATGATATTTCACATAATCCATATTGCCTGTTGCAAGTTTTTGAGTAGCAGACACCCATCCATAAAAATGTGGCTCACTAGAGAAGAGAAAGTCATGGAGTATAGAGGCTTTGGTAAGTACAGTTTTCCCATGACCACGAGGCAAAATGATAGCCACTTGTTTTTTATCAGGATTGTTAATAGTGTCTGCTACTTCGTAATGAAACGGAGGAGTTTCACTTCTAAGAAAATCGTCAGGTAAAAATAATTTACCAAATGATATTAAATCTTTTTTAGCTAATTGTAATGCTTCTTCTTGTACGCTAATATTTTCAATTTTGTTCATCTATTTTTTCTGCTATTTCATCTATTTGAGAAGCACTATACAATCCTACAGGAAGCATTGCAGGTAAGTTGTTGTATAAATTTTCTATTTGTTTTGGACTAAATATTCTTGATAATTGATTATAAGGCTCCATATTTTTTACTTCATAAGGTTGTATACGTCTTGACATTTTTGTAATTGCATCTGGAGTTTCTTTTAATAAATATCTCAAAGACATAATTCTTGCAAATACTTCTGTAGGTTTTTCTAAATATTTAATATACTCTGCAGTTGATGGTTTATAATCTCCTTGAAAGCCGCTATAATGCATAGCACCAGGTTCAACTCTCGCACCTAATTCTTTTTTACTTGCTGACCTTGCCATTTTAATAAAATGCTTAAACTCTTTTGGCAGTCCTTTATCTCCTCTTGTAATTGCATGTGTATACTCATGAATTAATAAAGCTTTTCTATAAACTTCAAAAGGAATACCATATTCTCTTTCTACTTTTAAAGCATATCTAGGGTCTTGCATAAAAGATTTATTTAATGTGACTTTTCTAGATGGTTTTGGAAATCCTATAAAATCTAAGGCATCTTGGTCTCCTTTTCGAGCTAATTTTGATAACTCATCACTAATTGCTTTTAATTCACTTGGGTCTTTTATAAACTCTTTTGATTTAGGTACTTTAGTAAAACTATCAAATGGTTCTAAAGTTTCAAAACTATATTGACCGAAAGGTCCATCTAAACCCAGTCTTTCTTCAACAACTTGCAATGACTCATCAGTGCTATTTATTGATTGTTTCATTACAGGTTTATCATACACTATATTTTTCTTTAAATATTCAGCTGATGGCGTTCTTTGTGAATCCATCCAATCATTTACAAACATTTTTGCTTCATTCATTTCTGATAACATTTTTTCAGTTTCTTCACCACTAGCAACTCTTTTACTAAAATCCCTTCTGTATTTAATATCTCTTATAGCCTGTAGCTTACCTTCTATCCCTGCTTTTTTCATTAACTGACTTAAAGGCTTAGATAACTTACTTGCTTTACTTGTAATAGCACCAATTGGTAAAACAGATAATGCTATATCAGTTTTAGTTTGAGGAACAAAAAAATCTATAAATTCTTGCAAACCTCTTTCTTGTTCTTTTGCTCTTTCTCTGTCGGGATGTTGACTAGGTAAAAGTTCAGCAACTTTCATTCCTAATGTTTTATGATTTGGTTTATGCATCTTCTTGGCTTTCGTCTACTTCAAAATCAACATCGAATACGCTCTGCCAATATGCATCTTCGTAATTAAAACCATCTATTATGTCATCTTCGACAGAGCGTTTCGGTTCGTTCATTATTTGCTTTTCCTTTTACGTTTAGGTTTTGGCTTCATTGGACTTTTTTTCTTTGGTGGTCTTCCACGCTTTGAACCATAGGTTCCCTTTCCCATTGGCATATTATACTCCTAACTGCACCTACAACGCCATTTGCGAAGTGCTTTGTTTATTCTACTATTTGGATCATTGGCAGTTTTCTTTCCTGTCAATCTTTTTTTCATTCCGCACATTCTCGCACAGAAACTTTTACGTCTTGATTTAGCCTTACCTGTTGGATTTTTTTTAGTAACAGGAGCTTTTAAATTTCCACCTGTGGCTCTATTATAACTTGCACGACCTTTAGCATTAAGTCCGCCACTTTTAGACTTACCTTCTTTTCTTTGCCATGCTGGACTACTTGGCATTATTTACCCTTCTTTTTTATTTTTTTAATTTTATTATTATGAGTTCTTGCAAAGATATGAGTATCTGTTTCTCGCAAAAATCTTCCATAATATTTTTTACCACCAAACATCCAAGATACTACACGACCTTTTCCTTTTGGTATTTTTTTATCATCCTTCATTTCTTAACCTTTCTACTTCTCGCTCTAAGTATTCTATTCTTTGATTTTGTTTAATATCAGCTGGTATTTCAGCATCTTGATTTTTTTCTGCATCTTCTTCTAAATCTATAATATGTTCTTCATTCATAGCTACTTGATATTCAAGAAAACTAATCCTAGCATTTAATTGACTATACCCCCAAACTAACATTACAATAAAAGTCACTGCTTGTATAATCATAGGTAAACTTATAGTCATTGAACTATTATCTGATATTGCTTTAGTGTTTGCCATTTACTCTACTCAAACTTCCTTTTATTTCCGACACTTGGTTATCAAGGTCATTTATATGTTTATTTAAATCGTCAAATTTTCTATCAAGTTTATCGTCTGACTGATTCCATCTTCCTATTAGTTTTATAATCATACCTTCCATATTCTCAAGAGTCTCACTCTGACCCTTGTTCTCTATTTTTAGGTTTTGCAAAGCTTCTGCCTGCTCCGACCCTCTTTTGTTCATAGAGTAGACCATATACACTAGCAAAGCCCCTACGACACCTATCATACCCGCTTCGCTGTAAATCGCTAGAAAATCCATCGTACCTCGCTTTTTTATTCTTTAAGTTCTGGTCGCTTCGCATTTAATAATGAATCTTGATTAAATCCTTGAAAAACTGCACCTGATAACTGAGTTACCTTTGTGCCTTTTGGAACGACATCTGCCGCATCCCATAACATCTGTAAAGCCTTTAATCTATCTGCTGGTCGTTCACCAATCTCTAATTCGTCTTTTGCTTTAGATATTAAGTACTTGAGATCAATTCCTAAATCTTTAAAAACGTCATCAAGTTCTTCTTTTATTGCCATAACAACTCTTTCTTGTTTAACTAAAATTGCAGAGCGTTCTTTTGCATATGCGACATTATTTGTCTTATATACTTTTAGGTAGGCTTCTTCAGGGTTCATACCATTTGCTACAAACTTAGCAAACAACATTTCCTGAGTCGTGAGGTTTTTTCTATCCTTTATAGAATCTAAGGTATTTTTATCACCACCGAAAGAATAAATATTCCTTCGTTTTGTAGAATCCATTTTGATATTAGGTTTACAAATAAAAGTTCCTGTACAAGTACCAACGTATCGGTAACGAGTTTTACGAAATTTTACCCAACCTTGCCTTAGAATTTCGATAACAGAACCATCATCACACAAGACCCAATCTCCAATTTCTGAAACTTTCCAATCGGGTTGTATAACTAGGTCATCGGGTACTTCGGTAGGGTCGTCATAAACTTTATGTTCTATTTTTTTAACTGTATAACTACGCATCTCCTATTACAAATCCACTATCTATACTGATTAACATTAGCTCATCGTATTTGTTAGGGTCTTTTCCGAAGAATGGGGTTATACATTTATCTATATAAGTCATGTTTTCAGGTAGTTCTACTCGAGAACTTGTATCCAACGTTTCTTCTATTGATTCAACTTCATCTTTATCATCATCATACATAATTACTAACCTATATTTTTTCATGCAATAATATACACATATTTGAAAGGTCTTGACAAACATGCTTTTTTGCTTTAAATTGGGAATAGGGTCAGGCACACACAATACACAATATACAAACCCCATATTTACACTTCCAAAAGATCAAACTTCAAAAATTGTAGCATTTTAGTATTCACTCCATATTGTGTGGTATCCCCCTATGCGTTGCTTTTCGAGATTCGGCAACCAGTTGTATTTCATAGAATCTCATTTAATCATAATAAAGGAGGGCATCATTATGTCTAAGAATGTTGAAAATCTAATCACAGTATATCTTGCTAAAGCTAAGTCTGGTCGTTGGTACTATACCAATAGAACCTTCCAAGAGTCTAAGGTTAAGTCCAAGACTAAGGGTAGCTTTAACTATCTCAACCCAATCGGTAAGCAATCTCAGGAGCCATTGGATGAAGATGCTATCACCACAGCAATCTTTGGCAAAGAGTTGAACGATTGGTCAAGGGCTGAGATGGAATCAGAGTTTGGTTCCACTGCAAAGCTTGACACCAAGACAGGTCAATTATACCTATAGACTTGTTAGCCTCCCCCTGATGGGGGAGGTTTTTTTATTGTCCACTAAAATACGTAAACATAAAGGAAATTATAATGAGAGACTATAAATCACTGTATTCATTTTATCAAACAACAACATATCTAGGGCTGATTGTCGTCATGATTATGATGATGTTACTGCACTTAGTGTTGGATGAGCATAAGTCTGTAGTAGAGGAATTACGCTATTATAAGATACACTCTACGTTAAACACTACAATGCCTATCGCTCCAACCAAAACGGAGGATTTCTAATGAGAGATGGGATAAACGCAGACCACTTCTTGATGATATTTGATACAGAAAATAACCTAATTGATGTGTGCGATTCGTCTAACGATTGCATGTGCAGGATATGCTCTGATTCGAGTGAGAGATATAGGCTCAATGTGTTAGCTCAACATCAAGATGATACGAGTAATAACTGATTTGCACATACTAGTTCGTGCAACGATTCGCTGATAGTCGTAAATAACATGTCAGTTTATGTATACCAAGACCAGCTAGGTGAGCATGTAA